GAATGGATAGATGACAAAACACCATTTATCTATGCAAAAACGATAGATGAATGGAGATGGTGTGTATGTAATACACCCATCTATCTATCGTTGCAATGAGCGAGTTTGATATTTTTAAGATTGGAGTTGTGATGGTTAAAAAGAGTTTGAGTAAAGCACTTGGTGGTCTAAAACAGCCAGATTTCCCTATGAATACTTTCGATGTATTTATGAATTCGAGGTTGATTGAGCTGTCTGTGGTGAAGAGACAGCATGAAAAGCGTTGGGGTATCAATCGCTTGATCGAGTTGGTGGACTCAGAGTTTCGGATCAAGGTGTGGCGACAGGCTGAGAGAGTGTTCGAGGCTTCGGTGTCCAGAGATGAGGTCAAGCTGGATCGTGCTGTCGGAGGAATGATCAAGGCTTATGCAGCGTTGGAGACTTGGGCGGTTGAGAACGGTGTGTCGGAGATGCCAGCAATAGTTGCAGTCGAGCATGAGATGCAAGACGGGTCGGTGATGGTGGTCGTTGGTACACATCACGAAGCGACGCTGTACCAGCAGTTCAGACCCGATGTCCAGAACAGACACATCTGGACGATGGAAGAGCTAGAGTTAATCATGGAGTCGCCAGTCATCAAGGACACGATGAAGATCAAAGCGTTGATGCCTTGTGCTTCGATGGTTCGGCTGGACAAGGACGCGAAGGAGTTTCCACTTGGCGGTGCGACGGGGTTTGATGATGTCAAGTCGGACGAGTTGGAGGCTTCGTCGTTGCCAAAGGTGTTCGATACCAGCAAGATGCGCAAAAATAGGGTTAACAGGGCTTTGGAGGAGATTTAGATGCTTGGATGTACTTTGTGGTGGGTGAGTGGTTCTGATCGCTTGGAGGGCTTTTAAATGGCTGGTAGACCAAAACGCAAGTCGGACTTGGCTGCGCTTGATTCGTTGCCGAAGGAACATATCGTCGCAATGCTTGAGGCTGGGCAACCGATTGCACGCATCTGTTACGCGCTCGGAGTTGGTCGCGTTGCACTCGAAGATTGGCTGTCAAAACAGGAGAACGAAGGTCTCGCCTCGCGTGCGCGTGCGAAGGCAGCAGACGACATGGTGGCAGAAAGCATACTAATTGCTGACGAAACCGATGTGGAAGAGGTACAAAAGGCTAGATTAAGGGTGCAGACGAGGCAATGGGTGGCTGAAAGATGGAATCCAGCAGCGTATGCACAGAGCAAAGCGCCTACTTTGCAGGTCAACTTGTCTGGCATGAGGCTGGACGCATTACGACGCATTGAGGTGGTCGAGGACATATCCACAGAAAACAACGAGAAGTTGTCCTAGTTGTCCACAGTTGCGTGGAAACTGGCGAAGTTATGCACAAAACACCTGTCAAACCTGTGGATAACAGCAAAATAACTTTACATAATGGACATAGTATAAAGTAGGTGTAGAGATTAGTATTCGTTTCTGCTTGTTCTCTGCTGACTGATTCGGGTTTACCCCCCCTTCGATCTGCGCGACGGGTGGCGCTGAAACTGCACCCCGACAGTTACCGACTTAACACCCCCCACACCCCCCTCCCCACAGCACCACTCACCCACAAAAAAATAAAAAAAATCAAGGCACAATTCGCACATGACGACAGAATCAACTCCGACAGAAAAAGAGAAAAGCAAACTACACCCACAGGTCAAGGAGACGCTAGACCGTATCCACGACAAGCGACAAGACGAACTCAGCAAGAATCCATTTGTTGCGTTCACCATCCGCTACAAGAACAACCCCGTGCTCTTCGTCAGGGAAGTCTTAAAAGCCAACCCCGACACTTGGCAAGAAACCTTCCTAACGCATATCGCCAAGGGCAACCGCAGAATATCTGTAAGGTCAGGGCATGGCGTAGGAAAGTCCACAGCAGCGAGCTGGGCGATCATCTGGTACTTACTGCTCAGATACCCCGTCAAGGTGGTGGTCACCGCACCCACATCCAGCCAGCTATACGACGCGCTCTTTGCGGAACTAAAGCGCTGGGTGAAGGAACTGCCAGAGACCTTGAGAGATATGCTCGAAGTCAAGCAGGACAGGATCGAGGTCAAGGAAGCAGCGTCCGAGGCTTTCGTCTCCGCAAGGACATCGAGGGCAGAGCAGCCAGAAGCCCTGCAAGGTGTCCACAGCGAGAATGTGATGCTGGTGGCTGACGAGGCATCGGGTATCCCAGAGGCTGTCTTCGAGGCTGCTGCTGGCTCGATGTCTGGACACAATGCCGTCACCTTGCTGCTGGGCAACCCTGTACGCTCTAGCGGTTTCTTCTACGACACCCAGAACCGACTCGCAAATGATTGGGTGACGATGAAGGTGAGCTGCAAAGACTCGCCAAGGGTCAGCGATGCCTATGTCGAAGAGATGAAGTCGCGGTACGGGGAAGAGTCCAATGCCTACCGAATCCGCGTACTAGGCGAGTTTCCAAGGTCAGACGACGACACGATCATCCCGATGGAGTTACTGGAGTTGGCAAAGCACAGGGATGTTGAGACATCTCAGCACGCCAAGCTGATCTGGGGTCTGGATGTCGCACGCTTTGGTGGTGATCGCTCTGCACTCTCGAAGCGTCAAGGCAACGCGCTCATCGAACCCACGAAGACTTGGAAGAACTTGGACTTGATGCAGCTCACAGGCGCAGTCGTTGCGGAGTGGGAGGCGTTACCGCCAAGCCAGAGACCGCACGAGATCATGGTGGACAGCATCGGACTTGGTGCTGGCGTAGTAGACCGTCTCAGAGAACTTGGTCTTCCCGCTAGAGGCATCAATGTCTCCGAGTCCCCCGCGATGGGTACGACTTACAGGAACTTGCGCGCAGAGCTTTGGTACAAGACGAAGGCGTGGTTTGAGGCGCGTGACTGTCGCATCCCCAATGACGAGGAGCTGGTGGCTGAGTTGGCGACTGTGAGGTACTTCTTTAGCAGCTCTGGAAAGATGCAGGTCGAGGGCAAGGACGACATTAGAAAGCGTGGCTTGAAGTCACCCGACAAGGCTGACAGCTTTGTATTGACCTTTGCGAGTGACGCTGCCGTCTCAATGTTTGGTGCGAATACGAGTCAGAAGTGGTCGCAACCGTTGAAAAGAAATCTCTCAAGGGTTGCATAATTCGGGTATCTAAATCAAGGAGTATTTGACATGATGAAGAAGACAAAGACAGAGAAGAAAATCTCTAAGGTTTATAACGAATTCAAGGCTGGCAAGATGCATAGCGGATCGAAGTCTGGACCAGTCGTCAAGAACCCGAAACAAGCCTTGGCGATTGCCTTGTCCTCTGCTGGCGTGAAGCAGAAAAAGGGGAAGATGTAAATGGCTACCTCATACCCCAAGAGCTTGCAAGGCGCAATGGACAAGATGATGTCTGACAGCGACACCAGCGAGTGTCCAGCGCCAACGCAAGACATCACCCTTAATCTGAAGAACCGCGCCAAGGCGATCACTACTGCGAAGTACGGTCCTGAGAACCCCAATCTGCCTAACGAGGCATTCTGGAGACGCAAGGCTGATACATGGGATGCGTCGATTGACGACGCTAAGAAGAGTCGTTGCGGTAACTGTGCAGCGTTTAATGTCTCCGACAAGATCAAGCAATGCATTGCTGACGGTATCGGCAACGAAGCAGACCCGTGGGGAACTATCAAACTTGCTGACCTTGGCTACTGCGAGATATTCGACTTCAAGTGCGCAGCGTCAAGAACCTGTGATGCTTGGGTCGTTGGTGGTCCAAATACTGGCGAAGCCAAGGACGAGGACATGGAAGAAGGCGAAGACTACGAGGAAAAATCATGAAAACTGGACTTTACGCAAATATCAATGCCAAGCAAAAACGCATATCGGCTGGCTCTGGCGAGAAGATGAACAAGGTCGGCTCTAAGGCAGCACCGTCTGCTGCCGACTTCAAACAGGCTGCCAAAACTGCCAAGAAGCCGAAGGCTAAGAAGTGAGTGCAGCTTGGCAGAGGAAAGAGGGTAAGTCACCGACTGGTGGCTTGAACGCTAAAGGTCGTGCCTCTGCGAAAGCCGAAGGCATGAACCTCAAGCCCCCTGTTAAGTCTGGAGACAACCCAAGGCGTGCGAGTTTTCTTGCACGCATGGCGGGGAATGCTGGAGCTGAGTACAAGGACGGTGAAAAGACTCGTCTTCTCTTGAGTCTCAACGCTTGGGGCGCGTCCAGCAAGGCAGATGCCAAGGCGAAGGCAAGGGCTATCAGCGCGAGAAACAAAGCCAAGTGATCCCGATCTGCATCTCGACGGTCAACGGCAAGGGGTTGCCTGTACTTCTTGAGTCAATCAAGCAGTACGCACCAGAGGCGTTTGTTTATTTGCGTGGCACAGAGAGAGTCGTCTCTGGGTACAAGAACGCAAGGCTAATCTTTGGCGAACCTACGAACTTTGGCGACGATTACAACGAAGTAATCGACGACGCATTGAAGTACGCACAGGCTTGCATTGTCTGCAACGACGATGTGGTGCTGACACCGAACTCTTACCAGCGACTCTTGGAAGATGTGGAAGTGATCCGCGAGCTGGAGGTCAATGTCGGCTGGGTAGGCGCAAGAAGTGACTATGTAAGACCAGCGCAGAACATTCGCTACAACCCCGATGGCGATCACCTAGAGATGTGCAGATTCAAGTCCGAGCAGTTCATTCGTCACGCCAACAACATTGCACCCATCTTTGCGTACATAAGTCGTGACGCATGGCATCACGGCAGATTCCCCCCGCTTAATTGGTTCTCAGACGATGTGAGCTGCGCAGACCTCAACAATCAGGGCTACCAGCACTTTGTCTCCAGCGCCTATGTTCATCATGTCGGCAGCCAGACAACGGGTGACGACTCAAAGCAATTAGTTGCAGCGTCTGTGCCTTGGGTCAAGGAGCACCGTCCACAGTATGTCAAGCACTTCTTTGGTTCTTAATCTAGGCTCTGGCAAGGACTTTCGAGACGACTGCATCAACGCAGACATCCAACTGCGCGTCAAGCACGACTGGTTACTAGACATCTGCAATGTGCCTTGGGGCGACACCATCTCAACAAGGCTCGGTGACTTCGAGGTGCAGCCAGAGATGTTTGACGCAATACTGGCGAATGATGTGCTTGAGCACCTGCCTGATCTGGTCGGTGCAATGACGAACTGTAAGAAGTTATTGAAAACTGGTGACGAGATGCGCATCCATGTGCCTTATGACTTGAGTTATGGCGCGTGGCAAGACCCGACTCATGTGCGTGCTTTCAATGAAAAATCTTGGGCGTACTACTGCGAATGGTATTGGTATCTTGGCTGGGAAGATCGGTTTTATGTGACGAGCTTGGAATTTAGGTTAAATCCCATCGCACAAGACCTAAAATTGACGCAAGAAGAACTGTTAAGGACTCCGCGTGCCGTGGACTCCATGTATGTCGTATTGCAAAAGGGCAAAAAATGAACATTACCAACGAGCTGGGATTGAGCACCGACATCGCGTCACAGGTTGACCCTACGCTTACCCCCATGAATGACACAGACCTTGAAGCAATGATGGGTCAAGAGATCACAGACGCTGTGAGCTACATCGACTCCGATCTGTCTCCTATCCGCGCTCGCGGTACTGAATACTATCGAGGAGACCCCTTTGGTAACGAGGAAGAAGGTCGCTCGCAAGTCGTGGCGATGGAGGTGCGTGACACCGTATCTGCCATGCTGCCGTCTTTGATGAAGGTGTTTTTCTCTACCGAGAACACAGTCGAGTTTGTCCCGCGTGGTCCAGAGGATGTAGAAAGCGCACAGCAAGCTACCGACTACTGCAACTATGTTTTCAACTCTGACAACAACGGTTTTATGGTGGCATACGCCACATTTAAAGACGCTTTGGTGCGCAAATGTGGCATTGTCAAGTGCTATATCGAGGACACCGAGTCAGTACGAATTGAAGAATATTCGGGTCTAGATGACCAGACCTTGCAGATCGTCATGCAAGAAGGCGAAGCCGATGTCAAGATCATTGCGAGTTACCCAGACGAAGCCATGCAGGGATCGATGCAAATCGATCCGATGACTGGACAGCCAATGCCACAGGCAATGATCCATGATGTACAGATCAAACGCAAGGTGACAGATAAGCGTATCCATGTGGCGTGCCTACCGCCAGAGGAATTGCTTTTATCGCGCCAAGCGATGTCGTTTAAAGACGCACCTTTTATCGGTCACCGCAAGATGGCGACTGTGGCTGAGTTGATCGGCATGGGCTACGACGAAGACGAGGTGATGGACTATGTTGGCTCGTCCGACTTGAACGATAACGAAGAGGCTCTGGCTCGCGCACCGTTGGCAAATAACCAATATTTCAACGAGAGCGCCAACCCGATGATGATGCGCGTCCTCTATGTCGAGGGCTATGCCAAGGTTGACTTTGATGGCGACGGTATTCCTGAGCTGCGCAAGATGTGCTTCATGGGTGCTGGCTACAAAATGGTGAGAAACCTGCCAGCGTCATACATTCCATTTGTTGAATTCCCTTGCGATCCAGAACCCCATACATCACCACTTGAGGCGATGTCTATATTTGACATTACACGAGACTTGCAGGAGATCAAGTCAGAAGTCATGCGCAATACTTTGGATTCGCTGGCGCAGTCGATCCATCCCCGCACCGTGATCGTTGAGGGTCAGGTCAACATTGACGATGCCTTGAACAACGAAACAGGCGCAATCATTCGTGCGCGTGCTCCGAACATGGTGCAGCCGTTGGTAACTCCATTTGTCGGACAGGCTGCCTTCCCAGTTCTGGACTACCTAGACCAGATTAAGGAAGGTCGCACAGGAATGTCCAAGGCATCTATGGGCTTGAACCCAGATGCGTTGCAGTCAAGCACTAAGGCTGCCGTGGCTGCCACAGTAAGCGCCAGCCAAGGACGCATCGAGCTGACTGCGCGTCTCATGGCTGAGGGCATGAAGGAGCTGTTTAAGACGATCCTTTTCTTGGTTACCACTCATCAAGACAAACCACGCATGATCCGACTGCGCAACAAGTGGGTGCAGATTGACCCACGCGCATGGGATAACACGATGGATGTCAACATCAATATCGGTCTGGGCAATGGCGACACCAATGAGCGCCAGATGCAACTAATGCAAATTCTTGGTAAACAAGAATCACTCCTTAACCAGTACGGTCTTAATAATCCCGTTGTGTCTCCACAGATGTATGTCAATACATTGAAGAAGATTGTCGAACTCTCTGGATTCAAGGACGCATCGAGTTACTTCATGGACATCCCAGAGGGATGGACTCCTCCGCAAGCACCGCCAAAACCAAGCCCCGAAGAGGTCTTGGCTCAGGTGCAAGCCGAGTCTATTCGTGCAGACATCCAGAAAAAGGCAGCCGATCTTGAGTTACAGCGCCAGAAGATGATCATGGACGACGACTTCAGACGCGATCAAATGAACCAAGATAGACTACTTAAACAACTAGAACTTGAGTTAAAGTACAACACACAGGTGAGCACCGCGCAGATTGTTGCGGAGCAGAATGTCAACCGAGAGGTTGTAAGAGAACAAAGTGCATTGGTACAACAAGCTATGGCGCAAGCCCAGCAAGCACCAATGCAACCCATCAACCCACAAGGAATGGTTTAAGTGAGCAAACAAGAAGAAGATGTAAGAAAAGGCAAGAAGGCTGAGTCGCTAATCGCTGACGAGGCTTTCTCAACTGCTTTACTAAAAATGGAGAATGATGCCGTCTGGTTTTGGAAGGATACGAAACCAGAGGACATCACGAAGAGAGAACACGCTTGGCATATGTTGCGTGCGATTGACAACTTCCGAACCGAGATTTCCAAAATCATGGACAACGGAAAAGTCGCACAGCGCCAGATTGAGCGTGAACAAAAGTCGTTGGTGTAAAGGAAGTAGGAAATGGAAATAACACAACCTATGACCGTAGCTGATGCAGCTAGTGCTCTTGATCAATTGATGTTGCCGTTAGACGGAGAACAGCAGAAAACTGACAAGGCGCGTTTGACCGAGGATAACTCCGAGGTCGCGGTCTCTGTCGATGAAGAATTGGATGTGCAAGACGACGAATCCAATGAAGAAACGACAGAGGAACAGTCAGAGTTAGAGGAAGAAACCGAAGAAGAACAACAGCCAACCGAGGTCTACACCGTCAAAGTTGACGGTAAAGAGGTCGAGGTCACGCTAGACGAACTTCAAAAAGGATATTCCCGAACACAGGACTACACACGAAAGACACAGCAAATTGCAGAGACCCGTAAGGCTGTCGATGCAGAGGCTAGTGCTATTCGTGCCGAGCGTGAACAGTACGCCCAGTTATTGGGAGCGTTGAAACAGCAACTTGAGTCAACTGAAGCACCTGTCGATATGGATCGTCTTTATAACGAAGACCCCATCGAGTGGGTGAGACAGTCAGAAGTGATGCGCCAGAAGCAAGACAAACTCGCAGCTATTCAGTCTGAGCAGCAGCGACTTTCTCAGCTAACAGCGCAGCAAAGAGCACAGGAAATGCAAGCTCACCTTGCGACACAGCAAGAAGCCCTGATCCAAGCTGTACCCGAATGGAAAGATTCCAAGAAGGCTAAAGCAGAAAAAGCTCTACTTATTGAGTTTGGTCAGAAGATCGGATTTAGTGAGGAAGAACTCAAGAATGTCTATGACCACAGAGCAGTCATTGCGTTGCGTAAAGCAGCGCTCTATGACCAGATGATGTCCAAGCGTGGACAGATCAAGCCTGTGATCAACAACGGTCCTCGCCCCGCCAAGCCTAGTGCAGCAGGTCGCGTCTCCACAACAACTGAAAGTACACGCGCAAAACAGCGTCTTGCAAAGTCAGGTCGCGTCGATGACGCTGCCTCCGCAATAGAACTTCTTTTGAAATAGGACACTCAAATGGCAATCGTAACCAACACATTCACCACATTTGATGCGAAGGGTATCCGAGAGGACTTATCCAACATCATCACCAACATCGCTCCCGAAGAGACTCCTTACATGAGTAACATCGGTCGTGAGTCAATCACCAACTCTTTGTTTGAATATCAAACAGACACACTCGCAGCAGCAGCAGCTAACAAGCAGCTCGAAGGCGACGATGTGACTTCTTATGATGCTGTTACTGCTACTGTGCGTTTACAAAACTATGCGCAGATTAGTCGCAAGACAATCGTCTTGTCTGCTACTGAAGAGACAGTTAACAAGGCAGGAAGAAAATCTGAATTGGCATACCAGATCGCCAAGCGTAGCGCTGAACTAAAGCGTGATCAAGAGTTCTCAATGCTTAATGGCGCTATCGCTGCTGCTGGTAGCACTTCAGTTGCTCGCGGTACTGCTTCTTTGCAAGCCTATATCAAGACTAACTACGATATGCAGACCAACGGTGCTAACCCATCGTACACAACTCTGCCTAACAGCTCTCGTACCGACGGCAATGTGCGTACCTTTACAGAGACCATCTTG